CCGTGAATGTCGGATGGTCTTCTGGCAACGCGGGCAGTTGCGGCGGAAGGCGGGAGAGCGATGAAGGCCCCGAGCATCGTCCTCGTCGGTGTTGCGCTTGTTTTCCTGGGCATGCTGGCGAGTTGGGCAACGCGGCACGTAGGCCCACGTGGGAGCGGCGCTGAAGCGCAGATGGTGCGTGTGCGTCCCATCATCCGTGACAACACTATTGTGGGTTGGGAGCGCGATCCCCGATCACTGGCTGCGCAGGATGTGCAGTGTCTCGCCCGCGCAGAGGATGTGTCGCGATGAGCCATCGCCATCCTCCCCGCTACATCTTGACACGCCCGCACCGTCAGTCCTCAGGGACGAGTTGGTGGGTGGATCAACCGCGAGACAACTGGACGTGGCGCTGCACGCTACGGGTGGCGGAGATGAATGCAGGACCGTGCGGGAACTATACCCCCTTGAACCTTATCCGATCCGCAAAGCAGAACGACAAGATTCGGGCGCAGGAACTCCGCAGCGGACCGTGGGGAAGCGAGAGCACGAAAGGATTACCACATGCCGATTCTCTGGACTGATGACGAGGACTATTCGTTCGGGGTGACGATGCAGGATGGCTACAGCCTGATCATTGATGCGCCGTCGGCCCTCGAGGCACTCGAACAAGCCGAAACCAAATTGTCCATGCTGGGCACCCCGCACGGACGCGCCCTGCACGCGGAATCCTTGAGCAAGGAGGAAGCGGAGTACTGGCCGGAGGCGCCACCGTCGCAGCGAGGCCGTGACGCTGAGGAGGAGGCATTCGATCGCTGGAAAGAGAGTGCGTAATGCCCAAGCAAAGCCAAATCGAGAAGATCATTGCCGAACTGGAGGAAGAGATTCGCATCCGGCAATTCGCGATTGCGAAGCTCCGCGCGCAACAGCAGCAACAGCACGTGAAGCCCGTTCGCAAGGCTAAGGTGACGCGGATCGATAGCGAACCGAGACCCGCATAAAGAACAAAGGCCCGTGCGGGAAACACAGGCCAGAAAGCAGAGTTGATTCAATGAGGATTCTAGCACAACTCAAGAAACGATGGCGAATTCTCCGGGCAGCATTGCAACAGGACTGGCACGAACACCGCTGCCGAAGTTGCCGGCATGTCTGGCTGTGCCAAGGGCGGAACTGTCGTCCGTGGCCCGATGACGAATGCCCGGATTGTGAAGTCGCTGGGTTTGAGGAACACGTCATTTTGAAGTTCGGAAAGGTGGTCTGGTAGCCATGAAAACCAGCGAAGCGTTTCCCAGCAATTACCTGAAGGCCGCCGACCTGAATGGTCGATCCGTCCGCGTGGTGATCGATTCCGTCACCGTCGAAAAGATTGGTGACGACCGCAAGCCCGTCCTGCATTTCGTGGGCAAAGAGAAAACGCTCGTGCTCAACAAGACCAACTCGAATCGGATCGAGGAGGCGACGAACACCGACGAAATGGACGATTGGGCGGGTTGGACGATTACCCTCTACGCCTGCAAGGTGGACTTCCAAGGCAAGCGCGTAGATGCGATCCGGGTCGACGACCGGCCGGGCACCTCACAGCCGCCACGACCCGCTGGACGGGCCGCAGCCCAACGCGCGGAAGTTCCTGTTGAGCATGATGCGCCTCCGCCTATCACGGACGACGACATCCCGTTTGCTTGGTTGTTGCCGCTGGCGCTACCGCTGGCTGGACTGCTCGGCGCGGGAGCGATGCTCGTATGAATCGACAAAGTCCTGCGGTAGACCGCTTTTGGTTCCGAGTGGTGAAGACCGACGACTGTTGGTTGTGGTCTGGCGGCAAGAATGCTGACGGTTACGGGAGATTAAGCATCGGAGGCAGGCACATCCTGGCCCATCGAGTCTCATGGGAGCTTCACAACGGACCGATTCGCTCAGGGCTTTGCATCCTACATCGATGCGACAACCCAGCATGCGTGCGGCCCGACCATCTATTTAGCGGCACGCAGTCCGACAACATGTGCGACATGACGCGCAAGCGCCGTCGTGTCTCTGGTGAGCGTCATGGAATGGCCAAGCTCACTAGAGATAATGTTCTAGCGGTCAGACGCCGCTTCGGTGCGGGTGAAACGATGACCCTGCTGGCTGCCGATTTCGGCGTATCAATAAGTCGCATCTACGCAATCGTTACGCGCCAAAGCTGGAAAGAAGTTGCGTGAACTGATGGTTAATCGATTCTGCCTGCTCGATCTGGAGTGTGTTGCCGCACCAGACGCGGAGCAATGGCTATCGCCCGCAGAGCCCGACAAGAGACTCACCGACCCGACGAAAATTGCCGCTGACATCGCCAAGAAGCGCGCCGAGCAAATTGCAAGGGCTGCTCTCGATGCAGACCTTTGTATGATCGTCTGTTTCGCTTGGCAAACTGAATCTGACCGAGAGCCGCAGACCATCCTCGCGGAAGACACGACCGCCGAAACACGCGCGCTCAATCATATTTGGGGCATCGTCTCGCTCACTCGCCCGATGGCTGGGTACGGCCTTATCTGGTACGACCTCGGCGTACTTGTCAGGCGGTCACAACTCCTCGGCGTACTGGTTCCATCGTGGGTCTACAAGCAAGGCAAATACCGTCATGAGGGCGTCATCGAACTCTCGGACTATCTGACCTTGAACGGCGTAATCGACCAACAACGCGGTCGGGGGCTGGACTACCACTGCCGGCGCCTCGGCATCCAAGTGGAAGATGCGATCACCGGGAAGGACATTGGCGCCCTATGGGCCGAGGGAAGAATCGAACAGATTCGCCAACACTGCCGCAGTGATCTCGTGCGGATTCGTGGACTAGCAGAACGACTCGGGGTAATTCAGCCGGCGCTCGTGGAGCAGGTGTTGTGATGGCGCTGGTTCCGCAGAGTAGAAATCCCTACGAAGTGGAAGACGAGCCACAGGCGCCAGAGTGTGCAGACTGCGGCACGCCAGCCACCGGCCATGTGTACGCCGATGCCCACGGAAGCAATCCGATCCCGCTCTGCACAGGGTGTTTGCAGGCGTACGAGGATCTTGACGCAGAGATTGCGGGACTCATGTATCGCGTGAACGAGATCCCAATCGAAGCTCAGAGGCGCCGATGAGTAAGCGACCGTTGTCTAACGAAGCGCTTGCGCAGCAAGTTGACAAGCTGAGCCCTGCCGACTGTTTGCGATTGGCGGCTAGCCTGATTGATAAAGGCGGCGACCTCACGATCGCGCTGATGATCGCGCGTCGGGGCGTAGATATGTTGGCGCTCGTGAATTTGCTCGGACGTAAACCGCGATGAGCGAGAACCTGCACACGCCGACACCGTGGGAAGTCGTTCGGCATCGACATAGCGATGACCAGTTGTGGCTGAGCATCAATCAGTGTGCCGATGCAGAAGGCATGAAGCGCTGGATTGCAGAGATTAAGTATCGATCCGACGACGACGCGCAGCTATGGGCAGACGCCGAATTCATCGTCCGTGCCTGCAATGCCCATGAGGCCCTCGTCGCCGTGTTGAAGATGTGTCTGCCATCACAGTGCCAAGCGATGCATCACGCATCACCGAACTATCGCCATGGAGAGCCGTGCGGAAGGTGTGCCTTTTGCGTTGGTTCTGCTGCCCTCACCCTAGCGGAGCCGCCCGCATGAGTGACGCGCCTGAATTTGTTGGCCTCTGCTCGTGTGGGCAACCAGTGGACACGAAACACGGTAAACATTGCGCACGGTGCAGGCTGGCTGCGTGGAGCCAAATGGGCCGCATGAACGCGCGGCCGAAACCGACTTGTGCGCGATGCGGCCAACCCGTAAAGAGACACAGCCGAGTGTACTGCTCGAATACGTGTTCCGCGAACGCGCGTCCAATCCAGCATAGTCACTACCGTAACGGCGCTACGGCGGGTCACATCGCGGTCGCATCTCGCGCACTCGGTAAGCGATTGCCGTACGGCGCACAAGTCCACCACATGGACGGGAATAAGCAAAACAATATCAACTCTAATCTGGTGATCTGCCAAGACGCCAAATACCACAAGTTGCTCCATGTGAGAGCCAGAGTGCTTCGTGCTGGCGGCAATCCCAATTCACAACGCATCTGCCCTACCTGTAAAGAGCTTGGGCCGATCACAAAGCGCAGTCTTGCTGTATCCGATAATCGCTGCCGCAAATGCGCCAACGAAAACGCCAAGTTAAGGCAGCGACTATACCGCGCCAGGAGGATGGCGCATGTTGCCTGACACTGCCTTTGTTGGATTTGTTTCAGAGGACGGCCAAAAACTTCTCTTGGACTTTCCGAAGGCGTTCAAAGCGTATTTCAAACGCTACGCCGGCCATGAAGTCGTGCTAACGATCCAGAAGAAATCCGAGGCGAAGACACGCGCTCAAGAGATGGGATTTCACGCCATGATTCAACCATGGGCGAAGGATGAAGGCCATCAGATCGAAGCGCTGAAACGCGACTTACTCGGCGAAGTCTTCGGCTATCTGGAGACGCCCTCCCCGCTCACTGGGGAACGCGTCCTGCGAGAACCGAGCACCGCGAAGCTCTCGAAACCGAAGTACAGCCAACTCATTGAAGAAACAATGGTGATCGCTGCGCGCTGTGGCTACATCCTCATCGCGCCTGAGGAATACAAGCGGCAGCATCCCGAGAAGTATCCCGAGTATGCCCGCAAGCTGCGGCGCGAGAAACGCCAGACGAAAGCCGCGTAGATGCCTCTCAGCGACTTCTATTCCTCGGCGTCCTTCCCTAAAGCCTACCGCACGACACGTGTCCCTGCGCCCAACCTGCGGTCACAGAAAGGCCCTGTGGCACGCGCGCGGCACCGGAAACGGCTGGCGCATGTGCAAGCAAAACGCACGATCAAAGCCGAGGTGCGCGTCCTTGACGAGAATCGCTGTCGGTGGCCGGAGTGTGACGCCCCCCCTGAGAGCTTCTGGGGTCAGATCGACGTCGCGCATTACAAAGCGGACGGCATGGGCGGAGACCCCAGTCTTGAGCGGATGACGCCAGACAATCTTTTGCTGCTATGCAAATTCCATCATGTCGGACCACGAGGACTACATAGTGGACTGGCGCGGATGGAAGCACTCAGTGAGGACGGTATGCGCGGGCCGGTGATGTTCCTGCGGCTCGAACGTGGTGAGAGTGGACGATGGTTACTGGCGGGGATTACCGAACCCCCAAAGGAAGGCGCGTGAAGTCAGACACTCTTACGCACCGATTGCCCCAATTGCCGTCAAACGTCCTTGCCGATCGAGTCGTGGTACGCCTGAGAGAAGCCGAGAAGGCCCTTCAACAGGCCGTGAACGTACATCAAGCGAAACTGATCGCAGACGTGGCCTCGGCGCAGGAAGTCTTCGCGCACCGGCAGAAGCTCGGCGACGACATTATCGGTTACGCCCACCAGATCAAAATCTACGCCCTGGCGCGCCTTGGGGATCTGCTTCAGCAAATGTCGAAGGCCAGTGGCGGCAAGAGACCGAAAGGATCAAGCGGCGCAAAGGGCCGCATTAGCAGTGCGATCAAGGAACCGCTAATAGCAACGCTTGCGGATCTCGGGCTCGACAAGAAAACGTCAGCCATTGCTCAGCAGCTCGCCAAACTCGATCAATCCACACGGCAGGCAATCGCTGATCGTGAACAAACCCTCTCAGGCGCGATACAAGAATCCAACAGAAAAGAGATTCGGGCCAAGCTTGACGATGTAGCCGCGCGAGAAATCGAAGCCCCGACGGGTCTGTACGACTGTATTGTGATCGACCCCCCCTGGCCGATGGATAAGATCGAACGCGATGAACGCCCGAATCAGGTTGAGTTTAGTTATCCCACGATGCCGGAGGACGATTTACGGGAATTAGTAATCCCCTGCGCCACAGACTGTCATGTGTGGGTGTGGACAACCCAGCGATTCTTACCGATGGCTTTTCGGCTTCTCAGCGCGTGGCAACTGAACTACATCTGCACATTTGTGTGGCATAAGTCTGGAGGCTTTCAACCTTATGGCTTACCTCAATTCAACTGTGAATTTGCGTTGTACGCGCGGCGTGGTGCGCCAGTGTTTCTCGACACAAAAGCGTTCCCCGTTTGTTTTGATGCCCCACGAGGTGAACACAGCAAAAAGCCCGACGCCTTTTACGATGTCGTTCGTCGAGTGACGGCCGGACGACGGCTCGACATGTACAACCGTCGTGAAATTGAAGGGTTTGTCGGATGGGGGAAAGAAGCGGCGTAGATGGCCAGCTATCAGACTGACCGCGAGTGGTCTGATCGGTTCTTACCCACCGTCAAACAGATCGTGGGTCCGCGTTTATTGGTGCCATCCACGTTTGAAGCCGACATCACGCAGGCGACCGACTTGATGATTCTACGAGCACGCGACCTGACGATTGCAGCGCGTGTTCGCCGTGCGGGATATGCACAGAAGTATCCGTATCAGTTCACGCTTCGCTCGAAACGTGATTCTGGCGCGGAAACAGAGCTGAGCAAGATCGTCAACGGATGGGCCGATTGGATGTTCTACGGCCATGCCGTCACCAATGAGGGGTGTTGGATTCATCCGTGGTGGATTGTAGATTTAGCCGCGTGGAGAGCAGCCCTAATTCGAGACAGAAAACAGATTCAGAAAGGCCAAGTCCCAAACGGTGACGGCACATATTTTACGTATTTCGATCTGCGATCTTTTCCGCCGAATCCGCCAATCTGTGTAGCCAGCGCGGAACCAGTTCCGGCGAGAACGATCGCGGCGTAGTCGCGCTCAGTCAGCGGCGCTCAATCAAGCAGGCTGACAGACACTCGGGCAAGACCGAGCAGAAGGACCGAAAGGCGCCGGATGCGCTAAGGGGCACACAGGATGACGACTTATGTCCAGGTGAAATTCCTGAACCGCGAGATCACAACCGCTCGCGTCCTCCCCGCACCTGAAAGGTTCGCCGAAAGCACTTAACGGCCCGGTGCAGCGCACAGAAAGGGCCTACAAGCGGTAGTGGTTGGGCCTCGAACTCAGCGGATGAGGGATAGGTAAAAGTCGTTGTGTCTTTATGAGATCAGAAGAAGAGAAGAAGTACTGAGAGTTTCTTGTTGGGTACAAGTACAGCAGATTCATTCGACGCATTTTGGCAAGTCTACCCGAAGCGCGTCGCCAAGAAAGACGCTCGGAAGGCGTGGGCACAGCTGAAACCCTCGGCTGAGCTGACGGCACGGATACTCACCGCCGTTGAGACACAACGGCAGGATCGTGCCAGAGCGCACGCGTGTGGACAGTGGGTGCCTGAGTGGCCGTATCCAGCGTCTTGGATTCGCGGCGAGCGCTGGGACGATGAGCGGTTGCCGATCGTCTCGCCTCAGAGGCGGCAATCCCTGGCGACGAATGCGGACGTTGACCAGATGCGCAAGACTCAGGAAGTGAAGCGATTGATGCGTGAGGAGGGGTTGACATTGGCGGCAGCCTCTCATCGTGTGGGGTATCGCTGATGAGGCGAGATGCCTAGATGGGCCGCGAAGGTCGACAGCACGAGTCACGCCGTTATCGCGGCCTTCCGCGCCTATGGAGCGGACTGGCTAGATACATCTCGCTCGCCAGGCATTGACGGCTGGGTGCTCTTTCGTGGGCGCTGTATCCCAGTGGAGATTAAGACACCGTTGTCGAAGACAGGCACGGTGAAGCTGACCGAGACCCAAGAGCGGCTCAAGGCACGTGGTTGGCCGATTGTGATTGTGACGAGCGCGGATGATGTACGCCACGTGCTTGGTCTTGACCCGGTGATCTGAGAAGTCTGATGAAGGTGCGGTATCGCTGGGCGATCCAGCAATGCTCGTATAGCGGGCATCCCGATGATCGCGGGAAGTGGTCGGGGCCGCTGGGCGCGGGCTGGATTGACTATGAGGCGCAGTTGCCTGCATGGGTGGATCATTGGCCCGCAAGTTTTCGCACACGTCGCGAAGCGCGCGAGGCGGCACGGCAGATGCGCAAGCGATCACAACGGCACAGTGATTGGCGATTTCGGCCTGTGAAAATTGCGATCCGCGTGACGGTGATCTGATGACGCACACCCACTGCGGCACCGTCCTGGAGATTCGGCGTGAGCGGATCATGGACGATCCAGTACTAGACGAAATGGTCCCATGGTGCCAACGGTGTGCGCGAGTGATTCGTGATCCGCAGGAGTTGAGCGCGTGAGACATCGCGTCCGCTCACGGCCATTACACGCCGCAACATGGCGGCAGCGCGCGCGGGCGGTGTTTGTCGCCTTGCGCGGGGAGCTAGAGGCCGAACAGCGTGCTGCGCAGATTGCGGCCTTACCGATCGTCGAGTGGCGCAATGATCAACTGCGGACGATTCGCTGCCACGGTACGACTGGCAACGGCCCCCATGATCGGCATGTACCGGAAGCGCTGTTGTGGTGTCTCATTGACTTGCGGGCGTATGTGTGTCCGTTCCATACGCGGTGAGGTGGCTAAATACCGTAAAGTTGACAAAGAATACGGTATTGTGTATACTGGTGTCTGGAGGTGAACATGGGATGGTATCAGCACTCCGGCAAGACGAAGGACACCTGTTACATCTGCGGGAAGCGGATCAAGAAGGGCGAGAAGTTTTATTTCATGACCGATGGGCCAGACGCGGCGCTCGGCCATTTTCTGTGCGTGTGGCAGAAGCAGGAGACGGAAGACAAGGCGAAGCAAGAGGCGGTGCGGTGATGGTCAGCTTCAAGTGCAGTCGGGAAGATCACGAAGCGGCGAGAGAAATCGCCGAACGAGCTGTCCGCGCGGCTCGCAAGGCAAGAATCGATGCCACGTTTCGTGATTTCTGGATGGACATCCTCGCCACGCATTGCAACGGGTGCCAGCTGCGACTTCAGAAGTTGCTCGTGGCGAACGACTTCGATTTCTCTCATGACGTGTTCGGGATTCGGCGACACCTGAATCGACAGACGGGACAGCTTGAGGGTTGCTTCGTGCCGCGCTTCGCAGTGCCGCAAGAGCAGGCGGTGCGGTGATGCCGGTTATCTGTGACGGCTGCCGTGTGCGCGGCTCTTGGGAGCATCGGTGCCACGGACAATTGGCGCGCGTCAACGACGAGACTGCTGGCCGTGCATGTGAATGCACGGAATGTGCCGAAGATCGCAAGGCGCATCCAATTGGCTGTGTCTGCGAGACGTGCTGTGTCGCTTACGAACGCGACGCGTGGGACCCCCGAATGGGCGAGCGATGAATACCGCTACACTCGCGGGCATGGCAAAGAAGCGCGGCTATTCCCGCGAGTTCACCCCGAAGATCCGTACGCCAGAGAGCCGTCGCCGGATCACGGTGGACTGGATTCCTCCCACTGTCTACGAGGCCGTGGTGGCGAAGGCGAAGCGCGAGCATGTAAGCATGCGGGCCTTAGTGATTCGCCTGCTTAACGATTGGATAGGCCGTGGCGAATCAAAGTGAGGTGCTACGTGCCAAGGAGTCAGCATTCGAGCGCTCATCCTGTCGCTGCTCGAGCAATGGGTGAAGATCGCATGATCCGCCGTCTCCTGCGCTGGACGTATCGCTATCTCCGCTACTACCGCCACGATCTGTACGTCCCAGGCTGGAGCAAGCGGAAGGAGTTTCGATGAAGAAGATCACAAAGACCAGGACACGTCGCAATTCGAGCGGGAGCTGCAAGACGTTGAGAGAAGAAACCGGGAGTTGGCTCTGGTCGCGTTGTTACCAGTGCGGGCATCGTCTGGCGTTTGCTTCAACTGGGTGTCCACAGTGTGGGATCGACTTCGATGGTCGCAAGATGCCCAAACGCTGGCCAGAGAAGTGCGATTGCGAGCGATGCACCGATGCGAAACGCAGGCATCGCGTAGGGCCGCATCGATGAGTACCACTGACGCGAAGGTGCTCGCCGAGTGGATTCGGATGGTGCACGAGGAAGCCGCGAAACCGCTGACCGATTGGGAACTCTCGTTTATGGAGTCGATAACCGACCAGTTCGAGCGCACCGGGCGATTGAGCGAGCGACAGGTCGAGATTCTCGAGCGCATTTACGCAGACAAGACGGACTAACTATGAGCTGCGCGGACGTCTGTATTGACCATGAAGACTACTCCGACTGCGATGCCAGCGACTTGTACCGAGAAGCCGTCGTCACGGCGCGGAAGCTGCACGTGTGTTGCGAGTGCGGCGACCCAATTCAGGCAGGCATGCGCTACCAGCGAGCCTCCGGTAAATACGACGGAAAGATGTGGGTCGAATGCACCTGCATCTTGTGTTTGGAGATTCGCAAGGTGTTCGTCTGCGGCTCGGTGGTTCTCGGAATGCTATGGGATTCGATCGAGGACGCCATATTTCCAATCTGGGAGGAGAAAGGCCCGATCGATTGTCTGGCGAAGGTCGAGTCGCTTGAGGCGCGGACGAAGTTGCGCACACGATATACCGCGTGGAGTAAAAGACAGTTATGACGATCCCCTCCCGCCCGACGCTCGATGCCTCTCCGGGGAAGAGTGATGAATCACCTCTACGCGAAATGCAGCACGCGGCGCGTCCCGACTGTCAAGCCGAAGGCTGGCACTTGTGCAGACCCACCGAAAGCGGGGAGGCGGTGACCACGCCCGTCTCCCCGGCAATTAATCAGAAACCGCAATATGCCAGTGTCGATGTGCTACTGGCCTATTGCCGGTCGCTTGATGACTGTATCGCCGCGACGTTCGACCGCGTGTGGACGACCGAGGACGGGCATTTGCACGCGGAATGTTGCGGACAGGAAGTAACTTACTCGTACGGCATCTTTGGTCCTGACCAAGCGCGCTGCAAGGCTTGCGGCTCCGCGATGGTCAATGTGCTGTCTCCGCATGTCAGCCCGGTCCTGCTGGCGCCAGCGGGTAACTACACGCATTTCCCTTCAGAGAAGTTCGCCAAGGAAATGGAAGGGCGGAACTGGCTCTCGTGGCGCAAAAAAGGGGCATCATGAGCCAGTCTCCATCTTCTCCCCCGGTGGCGTGGGATGCCGAGCAGGTGACGAAACTTGTTCAACAGCTCCGTCGTCTCAGTGAACTCAATCGGCCGGACGATGATCTGCTAAGCACTGAGCTAGAGGTCGTTGCTGTACCGGAGCTTACCTGGGGCGAACTAGCGGAACTTTCGGCGGTCTTGAGTAATGCTGCGGATGCTCTCGACGCCGCCCGTCACACCATCACCCAGCAGGCGCAGGATTCGCGGGCCACGACGCAATACGCACGTCAGATCAGGGAACTAGAACGGCAACGCGATCTCTACAGATCGTACATGATGGATGCCGTCGACGCTTTGTCCCCACTTCAGACTGGAGGCGATCTTTGCGAAGCGGCGGGCTTACGATTGGGCGACTCGCTGATACAGGATGGGATTCCGTGGCTTATTCTACGTGTACGTCAGCAGGCGCAGGAGATCGCCCGCCTGCGAGAACAACTGGAATGGGAGGTAGCGCTTAAAAGGGCGCTGTTGCCTTATCAAGAACGAGCAGTCAGAGCAGAAGCCTCCCGCGACGACCTCCTTGCGCAGGTGCTGGCGATCGTAGATGCCCATGTCTCGCTAGGGCAACGGGAGCCCTTGCGTGATCAGATCGCCGCCCTCCGTGCCGCGCAGGAGCCCGCATGAGGCCTCAGCGCATTCAGCGGAAGCGCACGAAGCCGTCGAAGTGGGGCACCGCTCTAGCGCGTAACTGTTGGATGTAAACGATTTACGTGACCATGACGAGCAAAACCGCACAGGAACAGCCGCGCGTCCTTTTGGGCGCATATTATGCGCATGACACGGACAAAGCGGCGGGCGGAAGCCAGTCAGCCGCCTTTTTCTTGGGTGAGGCCGGTTTTCGCGCTGTCCAATGCGAACCGGCTTCACTCTGAACATTCCTAAGAGACTCTCAACTTCCAATCTGCGTCTTCTCCACTCATCTTGACATGGTATGCTATGCTCTGAGGCGCACCCCAGCCAACGCATTGACGAGGAGTGCTCTGCACAAGTCGATGAGCGACACAGTCGAGCTTGCGTCCACCGCCGGGCTAGCGCAATCCCAATCCACCGAGCACTTCGCCACTAGCGAGGCAGCATCGCTTAACGCAACTCGTGATTATTCTCGCCTGACCGACGACGAGAAAGGCGCTATTCTCCAGCTGCTCGCCGAAGGCGTGGCGCAAACGCTGATCGCTGAGCATATTGGCTGCCATCCCTCCAGCATTACACGCGTCAAACAGCTGTTTGCCGACCGAACCGACCTAGCAATTCAATACCTTCGCGGGCGTGCGCTGGCGCATGCGGAAAAACTGGACGACATCGCCACCAATGGTGCGCACGACGACTCAATCAAGGCGATTCGCACATCATTCGCTGCAAGTGGTGTCATTAAAGAGGTTAGCAACTTAGCTGTTGGGGTTCAGGTGGTCATCGGTCAACCGGATGCGCCGGCGATTGACCCATTAGCGATCACGCTTACGCCGAGTGCCAGTAGCACACTTTCGCCTGACAAGATCAACGACTTAGCCTGTGGAAAAGTAGGCTAACTAGAGATTGTGCGTCTAAGAAGATTGATTATGTTAACTAGGCGGAACCCAGGATTAGCACACGCTCGAGCGATTCCGGCGAGCGGATCGCCAGGGGCCCCACCGGGGTGGCCTAGCCTGGCGGTACCGTTACTACCCTCGCGGCTAGGAACCCTTGTTCACTTGTGGTAGAGTTCACGAATGGACAAGCGGAAGAGTATACAAGTGAGTGAGGGGTGTTGGGCGTTACTGCGGGAGATGGCGTTACAGCAGCGTGAGACGGTGGGACAGTTAGTGGAACGGCTCACGCGGAAAGCGGCGGTGGGGGTGCTGGCGGCTAGAGCGGTGGCGGCGGAATCGGTAGGGGTGAGCGAACCGTGGATGCGTGAGGCGGAACAGTTGCGGGCGGATCGGGAGCGCTCACGTGCGCCGAGCGAACGCTCACCAGAGGAGTGCGGGAAAGCGGCGGCGCGGGAGTTTTTCTCTGGCGCACGTCCGGTGGTGAACCATGAAGCGGCGCGGGCCTATGTGAAAGAGCAGGGGCTGAACCCAGAGGATTTCCCGGCGGTGTGTAGGCCGAGCGAGCATTCACCTGATGCGCGTTGTCGGTGTGGGCAGAAGTGGAAGGATCATCAGGGCGGGGCGAGTCGGACGCTGGCGGTCGTGACTAATTGCCGGGCGTTTCAGGAGGTTGGGTGATTGCGCTGCTCTCGGATAAGGCAGCCGACGCTATCGAACGCGCGTGTTGCGCATGGATCTGGGCGGATGACTGGCGCCGGTTCTTTCCTGGCGAGATCGTCCACTTTGCAGCGTTTTCAGAGCGCGACGCAGTAATTAGTATGTGGTTTCACTGGGAGCCCACGAAAGCAGAAGCTTGGGTGGCTCCACGAATCGCGCGGGCGCACGAAAGAGCGCAAGCAGAAGCATGGGAGATGGTGCTGATGCCGTGTAAAGGTGGCGGGAAGAAGAAGGGCGGGCGGGGGCGCTGAGATGACTCGGCGCGCATTTTTCGGGGCGGTGGGGGTGCTGCTGGCGGCGCCCATGGTGGCGCTCAGAACGAAGGTCGTCCCGCGCCTGTGGATTGATCCGCGTTGCCAAGAAGCGATCCGGTCGCTGCCGCGTTGGAACTATCGCCCCTCTTCAAAACAAGTTGAATTCATGAACTCACTAGAGCGACGGGTATTGTGGACAGGTGGACGCTGAGCACGTAACACGAGATTGGATGCTGATTCAATGAATCGGCGCGCGTTTTTAGGGGTATTTTCAGGAGTGCTCACGGCTCCGGTGGTACCGTGGCGGCAGCGGTACGGATGGGTACGCCTGACCAGACATAGTGGAGACGGCGCGCGGTATATCTACGGTACGTGGGGCGCGGTTGAACGCTCGACATATCCATGGTGGCGCGCACACGTGCCACGCACGGCGGCGACGTCTCGCCAATTCTTGATGGCGCTACGCGCAATGATGGGAGAATGTCGAATTCGATAGAGCACGACTGACCCTTCTGGCTGGAGCGGCTTTATAACCCGCTGACGAGCGCTTCCCGAGCGCGCTGGTAGGACAACGGGGCACGACAGAGACGGGGCTGGTGTGACCACGGTGGGATGCCGAGGACATACTGGCCCTTTTCCTTTGTACGTGTCCCGTGCGTTTCTGAGAGGAGCACAGGATGCGAGCGCGAACTGGAATGGTCTGGGTGTGGTGGCTGCTCGTGCTGCTCCTGATCCCCATACCGACGGGCGCACAACCGCAACCGGTGCGCTTATTCTCGGCCGCGGATGGGCCGGACGACATTACCGCCAATGCTGCCACCGGGGCCTCGCTGGCCACGGGCGGCTTTGGGACGGTTGGCTTTCAGGTCACGAATACGTTTGTCGGGACCATTGAACTGCAATGCACGGTGGACGGCACGACCTACCGCCCGCTAACGCTCACCCCCTCCAATTCCGCGACGACCGTCACGAGTGTGACCGGGACCGGGATCTGGTTTGCCTCGGCGGGGGGATGTATCACGACGCGCGCCCGATCGACGGCATGGACCTCTGGGACGGCGACCACCACGATTGTCGGGATTTCGGCGGGTGGGAGCGGCGGGAGCAGCGGCGGCGGTGGCGGGGGACTCACGGATGCCGAGCTGCGAGCCTCGGCGGTGCCGGTCAGTCTTGCCACGGTGCCCTCGCATGCGGTGACCAATGCCGGGACGTTCGTCGTGCAAGAGAACGGCGCGGCGCTCACCGCGCTCCAACTCATTGACAACATCGTTTCAGGCACGGGCGTGAATGTCTCCCAGATGAACGGAGTGGCCGTCTTGATGGGGTCAGGCGTCAATGGGACGGGCGCCCAACGGATCTCGCTGGCGACTGATGACGTGACGGCGCTCAACATTATCGATATCGAGGCGCTGCTCACGACGGGCAACACGCAAACCGATGGCATCGAAGCCTCGCTGACCACGATGACTGGGGCGATCGCCAGCAATCGCTACAACGTGGATATTAAGGCCGTGAATGGGCTTGTCCCGACCGATGACCTCACGTTTGACTTCGATTCCGGCGCCGGGACACAGACCCGATCCGCGATTGGTATTGCATTTTCTGCGTCAGGTGGAGCGGTCCTCGCCGTTGGCGGAACGGGTACCGCTTCAACCGCGACTCTCCGGACCGTGACCGCCTCGGATGACCTCGGGATTGTCTCTCTTGGTCTACTCGATGATGCGGTCTTCACCGACGACGCGGCGTTTACACCCGCCACCTCGAAAGCCTTCGCGGTCGGCTTCCAAGCGGATGACACCACGCCCGATAGCGTGGATGAGGGGGACTTCGGCGTCCCACGCATGTCGCTGGATCGTATGCTCTACATGCGGCCAGGTGGCGCGTCGGTGTTCTACCGGACGTCTGCAGGGACGACCGAAGATGAGCACGAGATCAAGGCGACGGCGGGCACGCTGTATTCCGTGCTGGTGACCAACACCAATGCCGCTGCACGGTACATTCGCTGCTATAACCTGACGGCGGCCAGCACGACGCCTGGCACGTCAACGGTCTTTTGGGGCGCCGCGATTCCGGGACAGACCGCTGGGGCCGGATTCGCGTACCCCTTTCCATCTGGGCTGACGTTCGATATCGCCCTCACGTGTGCGTTTACGACAGGCGCGGCTGATACGAACACCGACGAGGTCGCAGCCAATGAAATCAAGGCGACGTATTCGTTTCGTGACTAGCTATCTGTGATGACTCGTGAATCTGTACCAGGAAGGCTCAGCACTTTGTCGGTCGTCCTCCTTCTGCTCGTGCTTCTGCTGGCTAGTGCGTGGCCAGCAGAAGCACAGCTGAATGCAGCTACCGGATCGTTCAACGTTACCACAGCCGCGGCCGGCAACACCGTCGTCGTCACCGGTCTGGGCTTCCAGCCCAAGATTGTCTTCTTCTTCTGGTCTGGTAGGACGGAGAGCGTCGATACCATCAGCCGTATTAACCAACAACACGGGTTTGGGGCCGCGATCTCGACCACCGAGCGGTTCGCGGTTGTCGCTCGGTCGAATGATGCCTCCGCCCTTGCTGCCGCGGCCTCTGCGCACTCGGATGCAGCGTGCATCCTTGGAACGACCGCAACGCCAACCATCGGCGCAGCGATGGACTTGCAATCCATGGACTCCGGCGGGTTTACGCTCGTGATCGACGATGACTTCGGGAATGACTTGAGAGTCACGTACGTGGCGCTGGGAGGACCGACGCTGACCGGACAGAAAATTGGCACATTCACGCCCACAGGGACGGCCCCAGTCACACAAGCCGTTACGGGCGTCGGTTTTCAACCCGAAGTGGTTATCTTTGCCGCCATCGCGGCTGCCGCCGCCGCGCCGCCTTCGGCTGTCCTCGACTCGACCTTGATGCTTGGGGCCATAACAGGCGCTACCGGCGAAGGAGTGTGGGTGGCTAGCAGTGATGATGCTGCAGCGACCATGCAGACGATGGCGTACGCGCTGAGCGGCGAAGCGATTGCGCGCTTCGATAACACCATCACAGCAATTGCTGATCGAGCCGAGTTCTCCGCCTTCGGGGCGGATGGCTTTACGATCAACTGGCTCGAACGCGCGAATGCCGGCACGGTCTTCTATGTTGCCCTGGATGGCCTCAATGCTACCGTCGGCAATTTTGTGACGCAGACGGATACGACCACAGCGATCACGACGGGGGCCTTGGGCTATACCCCCCGGGCGATGGTCGTTGTCTCGGCCGCTCGGGCAGCCAGTACCGCCGATACGCCGACGGACCACGATCAACTTTCGATTGGCGCCGCTGTGTCGGCCTCCGCTCGATCAGCGCAAGCGACTTTGGACGAGGATGCCGTGCTGACGAGCGAGGTGACCGTCGCCATTGAGTTCGACGCGGTCTACGCGAATATCTCGACGGCCTCGGCCATTCAGGGGCTGATGGATGTGACCGCCTTCAACAATGACGATGTTGCGTTCATTATGGATGATGCTGACCCTTCTGCGAGCTTTGCGTGGTGGATTGCGTTCGGTGAGCCCACGGTCACGAGCAGTGGGCAGCGGATGAGTCTTCTAGGGGTCGGTGACCGGCAATGACCCGGTTCCTTGGCGCCCTTGCCGTGCTTCTCCTGTCGGTCAGTGTCTTAGCCGATGGTCAACTGCGCCGGACGGGCGTTGGTCGTGGTGCAGATCCTCCCCCGCCTCCTGGACAGGTCGTGATTTCCACGGCTGCCACGCTCCCGACGGGGACACAGGATGCAGCCTATGCCGCCGTGACTATTACCTGCACGGGCGGTGTCTCCCCTTATACGCTCAGCCTGATCGGCGGGGCCTTCCCAACCAATATCGCGATCAGCGGGATGACGATTACGAGTAGTGGCGCCAACGTCACGAATGCGGGGGACTTTTCCCCCGAGCTCCGGTGTACGGATGCCATCGGCGGATTCGGCGATAAGATCATGGCCCTACGGATCAATCCGGCTGTGACAGGGAGCTGCTCGGGCGCGAATCCGGATGATTTCTTCAACTGTTTGGTCAATCTCGCCATGGGCGCGGGCGGTGCCAATGTCAATAACAATCTCAAGGTGAACGCCAACATCGTGGGCTGGTCCAACGGGTCGTCGCCAGGTCATAGTTTCACGAGCGGTTTTTTCTACGATTTCTCAGCCGATACCAACGCCAACAAGGTCGACGGGGCGGCCGTGACGATCCCGATCAACCTAATCTCGATCCCGGGCGCACAACAGGTGCTCATGCCGATGAATGTCCAATCGGGGGACGTGCTGTTTGTATGGGATTGGCGCGGCACGCCCGAATGGCGATTGGGCACGGTCTGTGCGGGCGGTGGGCAGGTCGCCACTCAAAAAACGTTCCAGATCAAATCGACGAACCAGAATTCCGGCTCATGGTTTGAGATCCGGCAAGGCTACACGGGACAAGATCGCATGGCTGGATCGGGGATCATCGCGGGATGGAATCCCGTGACCAGCCAATCCGTTGGGACGGACATTGCCACAACGGACGCACGATCCTATCAAGTCAATGCAAGTGGATATACCGGGACGTTTATCCAGGGGTCGATCGATTCGATTCCGGGGATGCTCAACAACAAAATCGTCCAAAAGAACCTCTGGACGCGGTACTACACGCTCGTGCGTATGAATGCAGGGGGCGCGTGGACGTACACGCCGAACGGGTCGACGGGAAACGCCGAACTGATCTCACTCTGGGTCAGTGATGAAAACACGGATGCGGTGCAAATCTACAGTAACGTGTCGAAGGAAGCCTGCAATCCCAACACGCCCGCGGCAGCCTGCATCGTGAGTGGCACGGGAAAGGATCAGCGGACCAAACTTGAATTCAACTCCAGTAGTGGCGGATGCACCGACGGTGGCAACCAATCGCGCCGCGCCTATATGCGAAACGTCGTGGGGCTGCACTCCGTCACGGGGGCCATCGTTGCGAGTGCGACGTCCATTGCGATCGCCGGCACGGAAGTCTTGGCCGGGATTCGCCCAAAGGCATAGAGGCATCATGAGACGGATCTTTCTGACGCTGGTCTTGGTCGCCTCCGTGAGTCTGACGGCCCAGGAGGCGGCGATCCCCGTCCTTGAAGCAGCCGAACTGCAAACGGTGGCAGTGGTCCTGAAGATGGCCGCGAAAGCGAATGCTGCCTGTCAAGCGTTGGACGATTACAAGTTGTATGTGGAGATGCGGAACGCCGTCCATGCGCAACTGGCAGCGAAGTATCCGGGATTTACAGTGAATTGGGCGACACGGAAACTCGAACCGGCGGTGTCCACGAAAGGCCCGTCTTAGCGGCAGCAATGGCGTGAGGCGAGCGCGGAGCGCCTACCACTCACGCATAAGGAGACACAATGGGCGAATTGAAACGCATCTACCGACCGACGGCATTTAATGATCTCGTGAACTTTCTCAGTACGTGGCAGATCAGCGGGACGGCAGTCGCGGCGACGGCCGCCGAACTGAATCGCGTGGCCGATACCTCCGGGCGCCTCGTCGCGGCGGGGGCGGCATTAACCGTCACGGAAGCCCTCCATGACGGCAAAACCATTCTGCTCGATACCGCCGCGGGATCGACCTGCACACTGCCGGCAGCGACAGGATCGGGGGCGAGATTCCGGTTCGTGGTGTCGGTCATTGCCACTTCCAATAGTCATGTCATCAAGGTGGTGGGGAATGATGTCATGGCTGGCATGTGCATCACCCTCCAAGATGCGGGGGATACCTCCGTGGCGTTTGAGACGGCGTCAGATAGCGATACGATTACCTTGAATCGCACGACGACCGGCAGTACACAGAAAGGTGAATTCTTCGAGTTGCAGGATGTGGCGACGGATACTTGGTCTGTCTTTGGAGTGGTGGCGGCGACCGGTACGGAAGCCACGCCGTTCAGTGCCACCGTGACATAAATGGCACGCGCGCTCTGTTGCTGGTGTGGGTCGGGATTACAACGGTGGGTACAGCCCACGGTCATGGAGCAGCCATGGCTCTGCCCGACCCTCGCCTGCAAGACACGTCAACTGCAGTGGGCGGTGGTGATCACGATGAAAGGCAAGCCGCCCCGCCCTGTCTATATTCCGACGCCGCGTCAAGTGGAATGGCATGAAGCCGTCTATCACCGGGCTACCAATCGGTTATGTGTTGGCGGTCAAGCCGGGCCAGGCAAATCGAAGTGGTTGCGCGAAGTCTTGTACCGATTCGCACAACAGGTCCCTGGTTTCCATGCCCTCTTATTGCGGCGGACATATAAGGACCTTGATCAGTCACATCTGCGTTTTGTCCCGTTTGAAGTCGCGCAACGTGGGGGGCACTGGAAAATCAGCGACCGCATTGTGGAATTCCCTCACAAAAATCGGCCGACGGCGATTATTCGTATGGGCCATCTGGAAGATAAAGGGGCACTCGAGGACTATCTCTCTTCCGAGTACGACGCGATTGCCCCCGATGAACTTGTCACGTTTGAGCGCGACGAAATGCTGGAGTTGTTCGCCCGCGCGCGCTCGGCGAATGAACATCTGATGGCCTTGCGTGGCGGGTACAAGTATTGGGATGTGAATGAAGATGGTGACCTCGAAGAGATGGAGACGGATGGATCAATTGTCGTCACCGCGACCAATCCGGGCGGGAGAGGCGGTCGGTGGGTCAAGGACTTTTTTATCGATCAGACGCCGGATCGCGACCAACATCCAAATTACCGCGCAGAATTCTGGGCATTCCACGGCGCGCGTCTGAAGGACAATCCATATATCAAGCGCGCGTATGTGACGACGTTGAAAGATCTCCCAGAGATCCGTCGCCGGCAACTTCTTGAAGGCGATTGGGATGCGTACTTGGGGCAGTTTTTTGATTGGCGCGCCACCAAAGACGGACACGAGTGGCATGTCGCCGATTTGGAGATTGCGGCATGAGAGCACGCGATCTCACCGTGAAGATGGGGCTCGATTGGGGCCAAGCCTCACCCGGCGTGGTCCTCTGGGGGTGTGCCTTACCGGACGCGCACGCTCATATCTTTGACGAGTTGAAGTTTCAGCGGATGAGCGTGCGCGAAGTCGCCGAGGCGATCCGTGATCGAACGCTCGGTGACTGGAAACTGCCCAAGATGCCACCGATTTACTGCGATCCCGCCTTAAAGGCGAAGACGGGCCAGATTGGTGAGGACTACTTGCAGACGTTTGCTCGCCATAAAGTCGTGCTCACGCCCGTCAGCAATCATCGGACGGCGGGTTGGCAACGGGTTCATGAAGCGCTCTCGATCAATAAGGAGACTGGACGTCCCTGGCTGACCGTCCATCCGCGGTGCAAGTATTTGATTCGGACGCTGCCAGCGATGATGCAGGATGACCACAATCCAGAAGATTTGAATACGGAGAGCGATGATCATGCGTGCGACACCTTGCGGTATGTGCTGATGGGCGGCTTACGCCCAGGGACGAAGCCAGTCATTGTGAAGACGGATAAACCGGGCACGTGGGGCGCCTTCAAGCGCTTTGCGCGGAGTCAAGCGGCATGATGGTCGAACCTGTTGCACCGGCCCTGGCGATGCCGACCGAACCCGTGGGGCCCGTACTCAAGATTCCCTTGTCTGACGAGAAGCTCGAACTCTTCCGCAAGGAAATCGAGCGCGCGCGCCAATTGCGCGAGAACAAGATTGTGGAATGGCAAGTTGAGGAGAATTTGAAACGGTACGCACCAGCCGCCAAAAATGCTGTCGGCGTAAATGTCGGCGTGGACTTTCGCGACGTTGAGCGAAAAGGCGCTGACCTCCTGTTCGACACACCAGTGATCGCTGTGCAACCGGGTCCAGATGGTGATGCGCAAGCTGCATTGTTACATCAAGAATTGTTGAACGCATTGCTTGCGGCTGACAAGATGAACGCGAAAGCGACAGCCTCCAAAGCGATCCAGAATTGTCTCATCGCGATTCAACCAGCCTTCACGAAGATCGGGTATACCCCCACCATCGTAGACGTGCCTGACGCGATGACGGGTCTCCCGATTCCACAGGTCGTGCATGAGGAATTTTTTTGGTCCCGTATCAGTGGGAAAGCGGGCCTTATCCCCGTTGATTTCCACGATACGGATTATGACAAAGCCCCTTGGCTTGGCTACGACTGGAAGAAACCCGTCTCCCAAGTCAAGCGGGAATACAACCTACCGCCCGACTGGGAACCCACGAAAGGGGGCACGCGCGAAGTCACGTTTAGCGAAGGCAAGGAACCTGCTGGCGCCAGTGATCCCCAATGCACCGGCACCGAACTCTGGTATCGCGCCAGTCTTTTTGATGACACTGTCATCCATCCCGAACTCTTGCGCGTGCTGGTCTTGATCGATGGCTACGATCATCCTGTAAAACACGAGAATGCGCCATGGCAGGAACGCGACGGCCGTATCGTGCTCACACCGGACACGATCATTGGGTATCCCATTCACCCGCTGGCGCTACGAGATTCTCCGGACAGTGCGTGGGTGCCCGCCGATTCTTCGCAGACGGGACCACTGACGAAAGAGATCAATACATATCTCGATCAGACGAAAGCCAAACGTGATGCCAACCGCCTGATTCTGCTCGCCGCTATCGGCAAGATCGACATGGAGGCGCTAGCGACAATTAAGGAGATGGAGATTTTCAAGGGGATGGATATGAATATCATCCCCGTGTTGGAAGAAGCGCTTGCCTCAGGCAAGTCCAATACCGTCCTCCAGCAAGTGCCCACCTTGGAATTGGGTCGTGAGACCTATCTGGGGCTCGAGATTTTCGAGCAGAAGCGTGATCAGATCTTGGGGATGACGGCCCCACAAGGCGGTACACAGAATAGGAAAGCGCGCACGGCTACGGAGATCGCGACGGTTGATCGACATTCGAATGCACGGTTCAATAAAGAGCGCAAACGTGACGAGGAATGGTTTCTGGCTGGCGTGCGTAAATTCTCCGCATGGCTTGTCCAGTACGGCGATCGGATCGCCGTCGATATTTTGGGCCGTTCGCGCGCGGCCCAATGGCTGCAATTTCGCCAGGCTGGTTTGTTAGGCCGGTTCACGTTCGATATCGCCATGGATTCCGGCAAATATATCGACGTTGAGGATGACCGGCGACAGTTCTTGCAAGTCATCAACTTCGCCGCCAAATCCCCATTTATCAATCAGCAGACGATGTGGCGCAAGTTCTGCGAAAAGTTCGGGTATGACCCCGCGGAATGGTTGGCGCAGCCGCAACCGGAGAAACCCGATCCGCCGGGGATGAACGTGGCTCTCAAAGGAGAGGACTTCATTGGCGCGCAAGGGCCGATCGTGCTCGATTTGCTCTCGAAAATGGGTTATCCAATTGATGGGAAGGCCGTGCAATTGGCTTTGGCACTTCAGAATCTAGGGGTTGGCGCACAGCCGACGAACGGGGCAGAAGCACCGGCGAATGGCAATCCCCAGACGGCGAGCACAGCGGATAAGGCGGACCGGCTCGACCAACATCAGCTTGACGAAACAGGAGCACTGAGTGGACCAGGTCCAATGTGAGATATGCGGCGTGTTTTACGGGATTGGTGATTATCCGTTCTGTAAAGGCGGGCATGGACGTGCACGAGGGATCGTGGTCGGTGATGACATTCCTGGCGGGATGTGGCAGGAGAACGGCTTCTCTCAACCGATCAAGGTGCATTCCTGGTCCGAATTACATCGTCGCTTGGCGGCTGAAGGCTTGCAAATCGCCCCGCGCTATGTGGAGGGGTCCAAGCATTTGACGAAATGGGTCTCGGTGGATCTGGAAGCAGCCAAGGCGCTTGTATCTCGTGGTGTCACATCAACGACCGCACCGACCGGACCGGGCGGCTTGGCGCTTCTGGAGCCGCACCCGGATTATCCGATCACCGTGACCGATGCCGGGTGGACGATTACCAGCCGTGAGGCTACACGTGAGTAAGGGCTTTGCCGTCTTTGCCGCAATGCGGGGTACACCGCAGATGATGCTGACGTCGCCGCAGATCGCGCTGATTCTCGCACTCGAGCGCATCCTACAACAAGCGGGCCTCTGGCTCGTCTGCGCGCGATGTGCGCGCGTGCACGGGACCTACAAACATCTCGCTATGGCGAATGCCATCGAGGATGACATATGGAAGATCGATTGCCCGTGCATGACACGCCGATTCCCGCGCGCCGCTCTCGAGCACTCGATGACCCCAAGTGGGGATCTGCTGAAACTGGCGGAAACCCTCTTAGCTGGCACCCAGTTGGCAATCCGGTGCCCGGTGAAACGAACGGGGTGTCTGACGACCCCGTTGGACGTGACGCTAGAGCCGGACGGCGTGACGGCGCGGTGCCAGTGCTGGCAGATCGATCTGACAGCGGGAGCGTATCGGTTCCGGAAACAGCAGCCGGCGGTGCCCGCGTGACTTGTGGCTGTGGGCAGACCGTCGTGTATACACGTCCGAGCGGGCGACGGATTTGTGTGACCTGCGGAACACGCATCCGAGATGTAGTTCCAAAAATGGAGAGATTTTGAACAACGTGACGGTCCTGGATTCGACGACGAGAGAAATTGATGATCGCGTTGATCTGTACATGCACACGTGGGGTGCCAACGACCATTGGAAGATCCGCCTCGTGGATCTCATGACTGGACGAGTATTGACAAGGGAAGGGCAGGGCCGCTCAGCGCGTCTTGCAGCAGAACAAACGATGCGTGTGGAATTAGCAGAGAAACAAAAAGGTTCTGAGATGTCGATAACGCTCGCGGAACTTGAACTCGCCGCCCAGCGTGTACGGAATGTGTTGGATTCGCTCCGGGAAAGAGGGTACGGCCTGGAGGATGGCGACGAGGAATATATACGCGCGTTTGCGCTGGAGATCGTTGCTGCTGAAGCACGCGGTCGACGACAAGCAGAGCAGAATGCGATGCAGTAACCAAGTTTTGACAGGACGCTAGGCCGACGGGCCGAACCGCGGGTTGCCTTCCCGCGTGGCGTTCCTGACAACAGGCAGCAAGACCGAGGCGCTTGCGCGTCATGGATCGATTCCATGGCTGCGTGAGCGCCTTTTTTGTTGCCTGTCTCTTTTCGAGCGCCGCGATGCGAGACAGCGGCAGACGGAGTGTACCGATGGACCCAATCACGACCACACCGAATGTCCCAGCGACGACAGAGACACCATCTGTCGCCACGACGACGCCCAGTGTGTCGGCCGAGAAGCCTGCAGCGACGTGGGATGAAGCCTATGCCCGCGTGGATGCGGCGGCAGCCGCGGCCCCTGCCACCCCCGAGACGCCCGAGTCCCCGGCGTTAGAGCCTGCTCCTGCGACAACGGAGCCGCCGCCCGCAGAGGACGTCCCGGTCCCTGGTGAACCGCCGAAAGAGCGATGGCCCTCCATCCTTGAGAACGCGCGTAAGAAAGGGCACGAGGCGGCCATACAGGAATTTCAGCAGCAGTACGGCGGGGGCCTGGAAGTGGTCCAAGCCCTCCGATCCGACTTGCCAGGCACGCTCGGCCAACTCCTTGACGAAGCGATCACCTCCCCTGAACACGGAGCGAGTGTGCGCGCGATGTTGGGGCAAAAGCTGAGTAGCCTGCGCCGCCAGACGACACCGCCACCCGTGGAAGACGCCGAACCACAGATCTACGTGCAGGGCGAGAACGGTGAAACGTTTGTCGATCCGGCGGCGCTGCCCAAACGCGATGCGTGGCTCGAGCGACGCCTCGAACGCAAGTTTGAGGAGAAATTCAAGCCGATCGCGGATCTGCAGCAACAAGTCGAACACGCGCAAGCCATCGCCAGATTTCAGGCGCAATCACAGCAGACCGTGACTCAACGCTTGGAGTTTTGGAAAACCCAACCTGGGTTCACGACTCACGCCAAAGCCATTGCCGCGAAGCAGAAAGAACTCTTCGAGGCGAATCACGCGAATGGCATGGACGAGTGGACCGCGTTGGGGATGGCGTACGCGCAGATCGTCCCGCCCCTACTGCAACAGCAACAGCAGACAGATTTGACGGCGACGGCGGTGGCGAAAGCGGCCGGCCGAAGCGATAACCCTGCGGCGTCGGCCCCCGCCCCGCCGCGCAGACCGAAGACGTGGGATGAAGCCTATGCCCAGGTCGGCTTGGTCTGAAGAAAGGACACGGATAGATGCCAGTTCCGAACGTTGGACAGCGCGAGGCGGCGGCGTGGGAAGTCTACGTCGGCACCAAGCCCAACGACGCGATTCACGATGAGTACTCACAACTCGAACGCATGGAGCGCTCCAAAGCCTTCAAAGGCTTCACGGGCGGGAAGGCGTACATCGGGACGATTGAGTACAGACTGAATACGTCGGTCAAACCGATCACCGACACGGAAACGCTCGACACTACGCGAGTCGATGTGTTCGACGAGTTCGAATACGACGGCAAACAGTACGCGGGCGATTACGTCATCTCGACCAAAGAGGAAGCGGAAAACCGCGGCTCAGCGGCGAAGTTCGACCTGGACAAGGGCAAATCGGACAACTTGCTCAAGTCCCTGCGCTCACGAATCAATGCTGATATCTGTGGCGCGCAGAGCGGCAATGAAATCCTGGGCCTCCAGGATCTCGTCTCCGCCACACCCACGACGGGCAGCCCCGGCGCGGTTGATCGCTCCGTCCATACCTTCTGGCGCAATCAGCAGGTCACGGGGACGCAGTCCACGAGCGCGTTCGATAACCTCCGGGCCTCCATGCGCACGATCCATGCCGCCGCATCGAAAGGCATGGGCGTGATGGAGCCGGAATACTACCTGTCGACTTCCACGGTCGTGAATGGCTATGAATCGCTCCTCGTCGCGAATGAATTCGTGAGCGACAAGCGCGATTCCGGTCAAGTGGATGCCGGCATCGATCACGATGCGATGCGGTTCAAAAAGGCCCGCGTGGTCTGGGACCGTGACGTGCTCGCGGACACGATGTACGCGCTCAACAACGAAAACCTGCTCATTGCGTACCAGACCGATTTCTGGATGAAGGCGTATGGCAAGGTGCGTCCTGGGAATCAACTCGTCGACATCCTCGCAGTTGAAACGCAGTGCGCGTTGATCTCTAACAACCCACGCCATCTCGGCGTGATCACGGCCATCAGCTAAAGGAGGACATCATGCCTAACATTGCTGGATGGCCAATCGCAATCGGACAAGAGGCGTTCGTCTCTTCCACGAATCGTGTACATCCCCTCGGGCAACCGGGCGTCACGGCCGATGGCCGGTTTTTCCGTTATGTCCGCGCCGGCGCCTCCGCGCTCGTCGTGGGCAACGCCTTGCAGTCGCGCGTGCAAGATGTCGATCACGATGACATCACGGCGCGCGTCACTGCAGTAGGCGCGAGCACTCTGCTCATCACGGCCGGTGCGTCTGGAGGCGCGCTTGACGTCGATGAATATGCCAATGGCTATGCAGTCGTCGATACGACTCCTGGCCTCGGCTACACCTACAAGATCGCGGGCCATGCTGCGATTGCCGCATCCGCCAATGGCGAATTGGTCTTGGCGGACAACGAAACGGTGCAGGTCGCGTTGACAGCCTCGTCACGCATCACCCTGGTCGCGAATCCGTACGACAAGGTGATTCAACATCCGGTCACAACGGCGTCAGGGATCACCGTGGGTGGGTGCACCTATCCGATCGCTGCCAATGAATACGGGTGGATTCAAACGGGTGGCGTCGGGGCCGCGTTGATTGCCGGGACACCCGGTGTCGGCCAACCCGTGACGGCGGTCGGTGCGGTGGCGGGCGCGTTGTCCGTCCATTCGGCCGAACTGTCGCACGTCGCCTACATGATGGTCACCGGACGCGATACGAAGGTGCTGCCGGTGTTCTGGGTGCTGTACTAACGCAGATGGTGGGGCTGGTCTATCGGACCGGCCTCACCCATTTCAAAGAGTCGCATGATGACGAAAAAGAAAAGTGTTGCCGAACGGGTCAAAGCTGCTGCGACGGCCCTCGTCGCCCCTGCTGAGACGGAAGCCGATGACGGATTGCTTCCGGTTCTCGTCGAAACCGTAGAAGGCAAGGTGGAGTCAGCGCGTGCAGAAGCGCCCCATGAGCGCTCATTCCATGTTCGGGTGAATGGCCTGCAGTTCTACCACTGCGGCACGGCCGATGATGGCACGTGGATTTATCGACAGGAGAAGTGATGGCGAAATTTCATAGCCCCAATGATCCCGACACGCCAGATCAGGACGTCTCGGCTGGACCAGGCGTCGATCCGACGGCGATCGCCATCGCGGTGGCGGCTGCGATGGCTCCGCTCATCCAGCAGATGCAACAGGGACAAGCGGAGATGATTGCGGCGCTCCTCAAGGGCCAGACGGTCAGTACGGCAGAAGCCGTCAAGGCCGCTCGGACGAAGCGGCCAGAATCGTATCTCGGAGATTTTCCATTCCCTGGGATGAGTCATTTCTCTCCCACCGGCGAGAAGCTGCCCCCCTTGCGGTGTGAGTCCTTTCTCGGCTACTGGGACGAGGATGAGAACGGGCAACTCACAATCTATGCCGGGTATCCCTATGTCGCCGATGAGTACGGCGGTTGCACGCTCGAAGAGCGGACCTTGCTGAACAATCTTGAGGCGGGTGTCTATCGCGCCAAACGGCGTGATGGGATGGAGGGAATCATCCGTGTGCAGATCAAGCATGACATCGATGGGCAGCCGACGCGGCTCGTCGTGGCGCCACCGAAAACGTGGTTGACCATGCAGATGAAAAACATGGTGGGCGGCGTGGATTTTCTGCGCCAGCTCCAACCTGACGTCGCGCAACGGGTGCGCGATAAGGATGCGGCGTAGATGACGCGGTTGGATCTCCTCACGAAGCTGGCGCGAGCGACCGGTAAGAATGCCACGACGCTGGACAGTCTCACGCAAAGCCGGTTGTTAGATCATCTGAACAATCGGCATCGCGAGATTCTCTCTCGGCCGGGATGTGATGGATTACGTCGTCGGACCACGACGCTGCTGAGTGTGGTCGATCAAGCCGCGTACGCTCTGCCTAATGTCGAGGATGTCCTGGAGATTCGCGAGACGACCAATGACCGCACCCTGGGGCGGCGTTCCATGAGTCGGTATCGGACCTTCAATCCCGATCCAGCAGTGAGTACCGGCACGCCAGAGGCGTACGTGCCGAGCGGGTATCAACAGGTGGCGAAACAACCCGCCAATGCCAGTGAACTCTTCGTGAAATCATCCACGACCGATACGACCCAAACCGCCTATATCGAAGGTGCAATTACGGGTGGCTATCCTCGTTCAGCGAGTATCACGCTTACAGGGACGACGGCGGTGAGCCTGAGCACCACGATTACTACATGGGAGCGCATCGACAAGTTCTATCTCTCGGCGGTACCAGTGGGCGTCATCACGTTACATGAAGATAGCGGCACGGGCACGGAGCTTGCGCGGATTGGCATTAATCAGACGGTCCAGCGTTACTACACCTTCTATTTCGATCCGACGCCGAGCGCCGCGATCACCTACGACCTGGACCTCGAATATGCGATCACCGACCTCGCCCAGAACACCGATGAGCCCTGGTTGCCAACCGACTTCCACGACCTGTTGTTTTATGGCGGGCTGATGGATGAATTGGTGAAGACCGATGACACACGGTTTGCGTGGGCTGAGCGTCGGTGGAATCAGCGCTTGGGTGATCTGAACTTACATCTCGCACGGCAAGCGATGGAGACCACACCCAGCGGTCGCACGTCACGACTCGGGGCGTGGGTGGATGGAGGGGCATTCTAGTGGCGCAGGATCAAACGAGGGTCTGGCGCTTTACCAATTTCCGGGGGTATTCCTCGAGAAGCAGCCCGCAATCACTACCCCCAGGCATCGGCGGGGCCTGTGAAGACGTGCTCCTGGTGCCGGGATCACTCGGGAAGCGACGACCCTCGACTACGGGGCAATCATTGACCAGTGGCCCGACAGCAGAAGTACATTACATGGCTGTGCATCGGCCTGCGGGGAGCGGCACGATTCAGCCGCAATTGTGGGCCTTCAGCAATACCACGGCGGTTGTCGTGCATGCTTGGTCCACGGTGACGAGCACGTGGACTGCTCGCACACTGATCGATACACCGACGGGTAGCGGATCACCGATTGCCCTCACGTTCAATGACAAGTTCTATCTCGCCTATGAGAACGCCGAAAACCGCTTGCATTTGTGGGATGGCACGGCCGTCCGGCGCGTCGGACTCATTCAACCCGCCGCGCCAACCATCGCGAACACTGGGGCCGGCGCGTACGCAGCGACGGCACGGCAATATCGCATCGCCTTTCTGATTAAGAGCGGATCAGATGTCGTCGTGATGTCGGAACTCTCCGCCGCGGTCTCTTTTACGCCTTCGGGGGCAGGAACAGCCGCGCGCATCACCAAATCCACGACCGTCGATAGCGCGACCCATTGGCGTATCTACGCCTTGATTTCAACGGCTGGTGACACCTACGACCTCTATGAAGACATCAGCGGGGATATTGCCGTCGCGACGACGACGTACGACGATAGTGTCAATCCGAGTGCGTATGACGGTGACGCGCCGCCCGCATTGGGCCTGCACATCCCGCCGCCCTCATGGAAGTTCATGATCACCGATGGGAACCGTCTGATCGGCGCGGGGGCGTGGAAAACCTCCTCGGCTGCCGGCGAAACCGTGCCGAAGACATCGCGAGTCTGGTTCACGCGCGTGCTGGGATCGTCTGACATTGGCGATGACGAAACGATTCCCAATACGGCGTCCCAAAAGAACTGGATCGATGTGGGACAAGGGGATGGGGATATCGTCGTCGGCTTAGGTGGTCCTATTGATGGCATCGTATACGTCGTCAAGACACGCCGGATCTACCGTCTGATTCCCACTGGGATCGATACCGTACCCTACCGTATCGATCCGACGTCCATTGCGGTGGGGGCGCTAGATTCTGGGGGCACATACGCCCATCGCAATATCGTGCACGCGGGGCAGGAGTTGTATTTCCAAGCCCGGTCAGGCGCACATCGTCTGTCGCCCGCCTATGGTGTGCAGTACGTGGGCCTCGACATCAGTGATAGCCAAGGATTAGGGCCTGTTTGCAAAGGGGGCGCGTACAACCCGGACCTCAATGTCGTGGCATGGGTGGCCAGTACCGTCTCCGAGATGCATGTCTTCTACCCACCACTCGCCGAAGCCACGCGCGAAGGGTGGCGTGGCGGGTGGGGGGTGTGGAATCCGGCGGCGTTCAGCACACCGAGTTCCCTGGTGATGTTTGAACCCAGTGGCGAGCTGACCCAGCAATTCCTCACGCTTGGCGGTGCCCACGCCGGATCCGCCAAAATCGATATCTTCAGCAGTGCGGCCGCGTCTGATTCAGGCGGCACCTATATCCCACGGATCGACTCAGCGCCCTTGCTGGCAGCAGGTGGGCATAAACGGTTGTCTGCCGCTGCACCCGTCTTTGAAGCCGATGTCAATGCTGCTGCGACGCCCACACTGACCTACGTCATGGATTATGGCCGGGAATCCCGCGCGGCCACGGTGCCGGTCTTGACCCAGAGTGGAAATGAATTGCGGAAAATTCACGTGGTGGAAGGACTGGAAGCGGCGGATGTGGCCGCATTGCAAGTGCGGCTGCAGTGGGACACGGATCAAACAAATCTCGTGGATGCGGTCGTGGTGCGCTACAAGGAGCAAGAACCGCTGTGAAGTTACCACTCTCATTTCATTCATGGCATGACGTATTGGTGTTCGCCACCTCGATTGCGGCAAGTTGGAATGTGGAGCACAACGCAGATGGCACGCACAAAACAGGACCACGCGGGAAGGCGTACTTAGGCACGGGACAAACCATCGCCGATGGTCCCTTGACTCGTATCACGTTGGACAAGATTGTCTACGACCACTTCAACGAGTTCAACCCGATCACGGGCTTGTGGACGGCCCGTGAGGACATGGATGTCATCGTGTTCGCGGGATTATTTATCGCCAGTACCGATACAGGGAATTGGTACGTCACGATTAATCAGGATGAGACGTCCACGGGTGGCGGGGCGACGAATATCAAATCGTACTCCATCGATCAAGCGCCGGTGAATGGGACGACGACGGGCCGACAACTCTCGGCGGTGCTCGAAGTGAAGCGCGGCCATTCCATTGCTCTGATGGCCGAACAACATACAGGCGGGAATCAGACGGTGGGAGCGGGCGAAAACTCCACGTGGATGGCGATCCATCGCACGCGATGACAGGCACGGACCACACGAAGAGTTAAGTTATGGCACTCCCTCGTTACGGTCGATATACCGATCAGGATGCGCTGCAACGGGCCATGTTGGGCGAAGAGGAAGAACCCCGTCTCTATCGTCCTGGACCGAATGTCACGCAAGGCTTGATTCCGCCGATTCCGTCATTGCCGACGCCCTATGACGATCCGGCGCGTCCGCAACTTGGTCCACCGATGCGCCCGCCAGTACAGCCGGCCGATCCGGTACGCACGAAAGCCCTCACGGATTTTCGGACGGCCAATCAGGGCGGCTCGAGCGAAGACTATCTGCGTAAGGCCTACACGTCATTTCTCGGCCGTGAGGCCGATCCGGAAGGGCTGGTCGCGCACTATCAGAATCCCGGCGGCGTCGAGGGGGCTCTAGGGTCGCTCTATGACTCGCCTGAAGGTGTGGCGTATCGGGCTCGGCCCACGCCTCCAGCCACACCTCCACCGACCACAGGCGGAACGACGTACGGACAGACGCTCCCGACACGTGGCGCCACTGGCCAACTCACGGGCTATCCCACGGATCTCGGGCGGTCCATGAAACATGTGTTCGGTGCCATTGCGGCGCGGTATCCAAACGACCGGAACCAACTCGCAAACATCATGCAAGACCCGGAATTTAAGGCGTGGTTCCCGAATGCTCGACAAATTGACGATGACAAGGTCGATTTTGGCGGCCAACTCTCGGATTTCGAGGAAGGCGTTCCTGTCGGTGTTGTCGACGTCATGCGCGGCGGGGATGATGCGTGGCAATGGATCGATCAGAACTTTGTGGATGGGGGTGGTGGCGGTGGTGGCACGGCTGGTCTTTCCCCGGATCTGCTGATGGCGTTGGCGGGACTCGGCGATCAAGGCGGGACGCTCGAGGAGATTCAGCGCGAACTCGAGGCGGTAATTAGCGGCCGGCCGTCCCCAACCAATCAACGGTATCTCCAGGCGGCTCTGACGGGAGGGCGGTAATGCCGATCTACGACCTCCCAACCGCGAAGCAGAGAGTCTCAGCCTACGCGACGCCGAAGTACGGTCGCGGCCCAACGGAGGACGAATTCGCCCGGATTGGCTCAGCCATCGGGTACGGTGGCGGGGACATTACCGATGAGATGTTGAATCAAGCCTATGGAGAGGTGGACCGGATCGCGAGTTCCTACGGTGCGACATCGCCACAACCGCAAGCGCCCTTGCCAGCGCCGGATCTCGACCTCGAGGCAGCCAAGCAGCAAGTCACGGGGTATGCGACCCCACGATACGGACGAGGCCCAACGGAACAGGAATTCGCAACCATTGGCCAGAACGTCGGCTATCAGGGCGGGTCCGTCACGCAGGACATGCTGCAACGGGCTTTTGGCGAAGTCGACCAACTCGCGCGCGCTCAGGGCGCCCCCAATGCCCCTGCGGCCCCTGCAGCGCCCGCTCAGACCGCGATCTCGCCTCCGGCAGGGGTCAATATTCCCCCCAATCTACAGGCCACCGTGGGGAATCTCTTCGCCTCACCACCGACGAGCCCTGTCCAAAGTGTGTATCAGGATTCACTGTTGTCGTTGATTCAGAATGCCCAACGCCCGCCCAGTCTCACTGATCCGACGCTGCAACCTGCGTCAGATGTCTATCGAGCTAGTCAACAGCGAGCGACTGAGCGCGCGCGCAGCGCGTTAGCCGAACGCGCGGCGGCGACTGGCACGCTGGGTGCGGGTGGCTTCGATGCCGGTGTGCAGCAACTCTATAACGAGGAAGGCCGGAATATTGCCGAGTACAACGCGAATCTGGTCCTCGGTGAAATGCAGGCGCGTCGGCAGCAATTGATGCAAGGACTCGCCTTGGCCCAAGCGACGGGGAATGCTGAGGCGGCACGGCAACTCCAAACGCAATTGGCGCTGCTCCAAGAGTCGATGGGCGAGTCGCAGTTTGGGCGTGAACTGGGATTCAGAGAAAAGGCCCTCGGTCAGCAAGGCACACTCGGACGCGGCGAGCTCGCCCTCCGGCTCTTGGCGCTGCTCACGGGCAATGCCTACAACTACGACGTGCTTGGGAGCAATAACGCCTTCCGGCTGAGCGATTCCAACCAGCGCGCCCTTGAACTCTTACTTGGAGGGCTGTGATGCCTTGGCTTGGCAAATTACTCGGCGGACTCTCAGTTGGAGCGGCGCCTTTTACTGGTGGGACATCACTGGCGTGGCTTCCTGCTGTCCTTGGAGCAGGGAGTGCCGCCGCAAGTGCTATTGGGACAGGACTTTCTCAAAATCGTCAAGGCCAAAACACAGCCGCACAACAGCAGAATCAATTGCTGGCGCAACTCTTCGGCACACAGCAGGGAGCAGCACTCTCCGCCTTACAGGGCGAGGAAGCGGGCAAGCTGAACCGTGCGGGCCTTGATCTGAGCCAGCGGCAATTTGCTCTCAATGCCCCCAGTGTGCGCGGCCGTCAAGCAGTGGCCGGATCATTACTCCAAAACTTGCAACCGGCCACGATGAGCGGTGGGTCCGCACGCCTACAGGCGGCGACTCCGCGGATCAGCGGGGGACTGAATGCCTCAGTGCTCAGTCCTGACGCTCGGCAAGTAGGGCAATTCATGGTCCAACAAGCACTTACCGGCCAACAGCAGGGCGACGTCTTTGAGTCCATTCCGGCCACGGATTTTCAGGGTGGACGGCTCACGCCGCCAGCGATGACCGCGTACCAGCAACCAGGCAAGATGGAGTCAATCCTCGGTCTGCTTGGGCTCACCCAGCCATTGATTGAAGAGTTCCGCAGGACGAGAAGGCGCTATAACCCGCTCGAGCCTTCAAAGACGGCGGGAGGCTAATCATGCCTTTGGGCATTCCCGGACACATCGGCCAAATCGCGCGAGAGCAACTCGACGAACAACTCAAGCAGCAACTCGAACAGCAACTTGTCGCGCAACGGATCAAAGAGTTCGAGGCTGAACAGCGTGTGCAACAAGAACGGCTTGATCTCGATCGCCAGCAACTTGCTGGACAAGCCGCGCATCAAGGTCGCATGGAACGTGCTGCAAGTAATCGCACAGGCGTCGAAGAGATGCAATTGACGCGGGCGGCCATGGATAAGGCTGAACGGGCGGCACAACTTGATGCCCTTGCGAACGATCCGAATCAATCGCCCCAAGTGCGACAACTCATTCCCTTACTGAGAGCTGGCGGAATCTCGAATATTCCCGCTGACGTCCTGACGTCGCCGAAGTCCCCGAAATACCGCGTGACTGTGCCTGGTGCGAAGGGTGAGCCCATCTCCAAGTTGTATAGAGAAGAGGAATTAGAGCAGGGCGTCACAGAGTACCGCGCACCAGAGAAACCGTCGCGCACGGAGTTGACGCCTGGACAGGCGTTCAGCGCCGAACGTCAGCTTCGCAATGAATTTCGGATCGAGAGTAAAGCGGCGCGCGAAGTCACCACACAATTGGGCCTGATGCGTGCCGCCCTGACCGCTGCGAAACAGGGCGATATGGCCGCTGGGTCTCAAGGCGTCCTTGTGACATTTCAAAAGATTCTCGATCCAACTAGTGTGGTCCGTGAATCAGAATATGCACGATCAGCTGCCGGACAATCACTCTTGTCACGGATCGAAGGCGGGTATCAACGTTTGGTAAAGGGCGGTGCGGGCGTGCCCGTGCAAGAGTTGGAAAAGTTTGTTTCCTTGGCAGAACAGTTTGCCAAGAATCAACAGGCCAACGCGAACGAATTCAAGAAACAGGCGGAAGCCATTGCCGTTGATTACAGGCTCGACCCAGAGCGGATCACACGAGAGATTGGCGAGCTAGAGACAAAAGCTCCTCCTGAACCAGGCGCGAAACCTCGACTTCGATTTGATGCGAAGGGGAATCGCATCCCGTAATGCCGCAGCAACCGATCATCGTGGATGTCGAAGGTGTCGGGGAATTGGAATTTCCAAGCGGCACAGATGAGATTGTGATCCAGCAGACCGTCAAGCGAGTGATTGGTGATCAACGTCCATTGAGAGAGTTCGGCCCTGCTCGGTTCGCGATTGAGGCCACACGCACACCACCCAAACCGGAGATGTTGCCCACCGCAGGCGGGATGCTGGGAAGTGCCCTCGGTCCGATCGGTGCGGCAGTTGGCGGCGGGGCGGGAGCAGCGGCGCGCAATCTGTACCAGGGACGACCCATCACGGAAGGCGTCGCAACAGACGCCGCGATTCAAGGAGCGGCCCAACTCCTCGGCCCCCTGATCAGTAAGGCGAAATCCGCACTGGTCCCCATTGCGCAAAAGGGCCATGACGTACTGATGAAGGGTGCGCTCAAGATGGACCGCGGGTATCTCAACAAGATGACCGGGCCACGCGGGGATCTGGCTGCCAAAGAGCAGCGCATCCTAAATACAGTGCGCGGACTCGGCGTCAACCCTACCACACGGGCCGGGGGTGAACGCATTCAATCCGCGATCGAAGATATCGCCGCCAAACGCACCGCTAAGATCGCCGCCGCCCCTGATGAGCCTGTGCCTCGGTCTGGCCGCGCGGCCGAACATGCTGGCCGCCGTGTCACTGAAAAGATCGGCCGTGGCGAAGCGCCACGCGAACGGCTCGCGACCAGCCGCGGCGTAGTTGAACAGATCAAGGAATCCCCGCGCACGGGTGAAGCAGCATTGCAACGAGTCTCATTTGCTCAGCAGCCGACACCGATTCTAGATGCCTCCGGACGACCGATCACGCGGCTGGTCCCAATCGCCGGGAAAGAAATCCGTCGTGCCAAGGATCTAACGCCACAACAATTGGCAGAGACGATCGAGGAAACCAACAATGAACTGCGGGGATTATTTGGCGATGCCAAGTTGGGGCCACGGGCCGAAACACTCATGGGTATCAAAGGCGCACGCGGCCAATCTCTCGATCTGGCTGCGCGAACTGGGCCACTGTCGCGACAGATGCGTGATCTCATTGACGTCCGGAATGTGAGTCAGATCGCCAGACGCCGTGCCGATGCCTACAACCCGATTGGGCTTACGGACGTCATCAGTTTATCCGCCGGGCGTCCAACCGTACTGGCGGCGTCAATGAGTATGAAACCCAAGACACAAGGGGCCTTGGCGGCACTTCTCGGGCGAAAGGCGCGCACGTTGGCTGAGCCTGGGGCGAGTGAGGTGATGACCCCGCAACTCGCACGACTCTTGCACCTCTTACTAACGTCTCACGAACAGGAGTAGATGATGCTCACGGTCCTTCTCGTCCTCGTCGTTATCGGCGTGTGCCTCTATCTTGTCGAAAATTTTATTCCGATGTCTGCTCCGATTAAGACGGTGCTCCGCGTGGTTGTCATCATCCTCCTCGTACTTTGGTTGTTGCGTATCTTCGGCGTGACGGATTTGCCCATCCCGCAAGTGCGGTGAGACGCTTGTGACGCCTGACCAATGGTTCCAAACTGCCTATACGATCCTCGCAGCCGCGTTAGTGGTGGGCGCGTGGTGGGGCCGGCGGCAAGCCGCCGAAAAGGCGGCTGCCATCGCTGTCGAACATATTCGGGAGCGCTTCGACGAGAAGGTGAACGAGTTGGAACGGCGGATTGAGGCGAGCGATGAACAGCGACAGCGCGAGTACGACAACCTTCACGCGAAAGCGGGCGAGACACAGAAAATGCTCGCGGATCTCTTCAAGGATCTCATGGATCGCTTTGCCCAGCGGCCAGAGTTCGACCGACTCGATCGGACCGTGGACGAATTGGTGCGGCGTTTTAATCAAGTGCAGGATCGGCGATGACGATCACGAGCGTGCTACGCGACCAACTCATTGCGCATGAAGGGTTACGATTGAAACCGTATCATGATACCGTTGGGAAGCTCACGATTGGTGTTGGCCGCAATCTCACCGACGTCGGTATCTCGCAGGAAGAAGCTCTTTATCTCCTCGACAACGACCTCCGCGCATCTATCGCAGACTTAGAGCGACTCCCATGGTTTGAGTCGCTTGATCCCATCCGCCAGCGCGTGGTTGTGGACATGCGCTTCAACTTGGGGCCATCGAAGTTTCGAGGGTTCCACAATACCATCGCGGCGATGACGGTTGGTGATTATGAACGCGCCTCACGGTTGATGCTGCGATCAAAATGGGCCGAGCAAGTGGGCGGCCGTGCCGCACGCCTAGCGCGCATGATGCAGACAGGTCATGATGAGGGGACGCCGTGAACGTGGCGCCGTTCCCGGTCGGCCGAGTACTGGGTGTCCGTCGCCTGTCGGTGGAGTAGCGATTGTCATGTATTGGTGGACAGAACGGGAAGATGGGCGGATGGCCGTGCCCGTGCCCGTATGGGTCCGGCATACGACGCAGGCTACAACCTTCGACCGCTGCGAAATTAAGGTAACCCGCGTGCCTGGGCACCTCGGATGGCGACGACAGCTCGTCATCCGGCAGCACGGCGAAGAATTGAGACAATTCGCATCGAACAGAATAGGAGTCGGTAATCATGCTCAGCATTGAGGCCCTTGAAAACACCCCGCGTCATCTGCGAGCAGATCCACGCTACAGCGAAGACAAACGGATCAGGGATCAGGCGTGGGATGATTGGCGCGCAAGCCATCCGGAAGCTGCTGAGGCTTTTCCGATCGAGATGCAACAAGTCATTGATGAGGGATATGCCGCCAGACTCGCAGCAGGAGACACACGCGCCGCCTCGCTCTTTGCCCGCCTTGTCGCCTTCCGCATGAATTCCCAAGGCCGGACTGACAAGCCAGGATGGCTGAAGAAGGGTGGCGGCAACAATGTGGATGGGTACTCCGTAGATGCCATCGTGCTCAACGCCAACCCAAACGACCTATTCAATGTGATTGATCTCGTGCGTGCTGCTGAGGCGCCTAGTGCGAGTCCGCAATGGAATGGCCCACTGCCGCGCCGCACCATCGATGTATGGGATGCGCCGCGCCAGCTGTCAACGGCGGACCTGACGTACTTGAAGCCCGTCGGCCCAGGTCCGCCGCCGCCACCTCCACCGCCGCCATTGAAATCACGCGCCCAATTCGCAACCGAGTTCAGCACCGTGAATGCTTTCTATGGCAACCAAGCTGGGCTCCAACGGGTTGGAGGGATGGTCAGCGGCGTCGATGCCTCGGTCTTCGCCATTTTGCGCAAGAAAGCAGATGGCGAATCAATCGATGATCTGGCTGTGCGCAATGCCTGCCGCGCTGTACTCCAGCTCCAGTGTGATGTGCAATCGATGATTCAGTGGGGGTATGACCTCATGGCGGGGAACACCGATGCACAAGTCATCAAGGCCATCCGCCAGAGTGACGAATGGAAAGCCAAGCATCCGGGAGAAACGCCATGAATGCTCTGTGGATGTGGATTCGGAGCAATACCCAAGGGATCACCGAAGCGGCACGGCAAGTGCTCTATATGCTCCTGGGCTTCGAGGTATTGCGGAACATGAAAGGCGAGCCCTGGACGGATGCACAGACGGGCCTTGTCTTGGCGGCTCTCTCAGGCATCCTCGCGCTCATCGCCGCGAAGACGAACGTTTCTGCACCAAAAGTGGAGGAGCGGATCAAAGAGGCGCACGCGAAAGGTGTCGTTGTAGGTTCGAACCAATAGTGAGACAACATGGCTGGCCGCTTCTACGTCATCCCTGCATCGGCCTTGCCGAAGGCATCGTATCCTGTGAGAGAAGAGGCCGAGGCCGCCGCACGCGACGAGGCCCAACGACACAAACGCCGCCGTGTGGCTGTCGTCCACTTGCAATCAATCCACATGGCCGCGGCAGCAATCCTCACAGGAAAGCGCGTGGATGTGCCCTGAATCTGACCACGGGGGACCTGTCGCTGGGACTCTTCGCATGCTCTCCCCGAGACGAAGAGGGATGGGCCGACCCCCGTGGTCAGTTAGTTCTGAGTATCGTTCAGCGGAGTCGATGACTGTTATGGTCGCACTTGCCCTAAGAGCGCTCGCAGATAAGTCACACGAGCCGCGACGCTCGGATCAGTCGCTCGATTTTGCATCTGATCCGGGTCGGTCGAGAGATCGTAGTACTCACGCTCTCCAGTCAGCAAATACTCTGCATACATCTCGGCGATCGTGTACACCGCTTGCATGCGTGAGCCCGGAGGCGCCGCGCCAAGGATTTCGACGTACGCACCTTCGCGCCATGGCGCAGACGGGTCTGCGAGTAGCGGGAACAGATCCATGCCTTTTGTTGGAAACGGAGGCGGCACGCCCGCATACGAAAGGATGGTACGCGGCAGATCCAGAGAGGAGACCACATGTGTGCTGTCCACACGAGACGTGATGCCCGGTGCTCGAATTAGGAGGGGCACACCGACACAATCGAGGTAGACGCAATTCTTCAGGTGCCCGTTCGACCATCGGCGCTGATAGTAGTTCATGCCGTTGTCGCTGGTGAACATGATCAGTGCGCCGTCAAGGCGCCCCGTATCACTGAGAGCCTGCAGCACGCGCTGAATCCCGCGATCGACGGATAACAGTGTTTCATGCTGCCGGCGCCGCAAGGCATCGCGTTGAGCGATTTGGGACGGCGTCCAGAACGGAAACGCTTGCATATAGGCGGGCTTGTCACTGAGATCCTGTTCGCCCCACGATGGCGGCCGAAAGTTCGGGAGGCTTGAAAAGGTTCCCGCATCGCGAGCAGCGGCCGTCGCCGGTGCGTGGGGCGCGAAGGGTGCCACATAGAGAAACAAGTCATTTATCGAGGAGCGGATCGCCGTATCCGCTTCGCCAAACACGTAGTCCGTGGAATAGACCGGTGGCATGATTTCCAATCGGTCCTCAGTCACGACCACATAGCCAGGGTTGTACGCCTGTTGCGTCTTGAAGACGCGCCAGCGATCCCAGCCCAAGGGGACATATGGCCATGGAGTCAGCTTCTCGTACTGGTTCAGGTATTTGCCGAGGAGTGCCGTATCCCATCCGGCATCATCCAGCGCGGTCGCGAGTGTTCGCGAGTCATCGAATACGGTCGCAGCACGATCAGACAAGTTGACAACGCCATGTTGAGACGGTGCCAGCCCGGTAAAAAAGGACGCTCGAGACGGCGCGCAAATTGGGTGGATGACGTGTGTCCGGGTAAATTGCACGGTGCCCGCCCCAATGGAGTTCATGGCGACCAGCAGTTCTGGGGACATATCATCGGTCATGACGACCACCACGGTCTTGGCGTCGGGAGGAGCCTGCATGGTGACGACATTCGGCGTGGACGATGAGGCCACACTGGCGCCCGTCGGCTGAGACGGGCTGAGCGTGCAGGCCAAGAGGAGAAGCGCGATGCCGGGGATCAGTTTCATGCGAGTGAGCGTAGACTGGATGGTAGCCATGTGGTCGCAGCTCCTATCTGCGGTAGCGTGGTCAGGGACGTGCGCCGCATCCATCGCGGCGCGCGTTCCGTTTACGCTAGCACACATTTCTTGCGCCTGACAATTGTGAGGATGGCACGGTCGATGACTGCGCTCGACGTTCCGCCTAACCTCAGACAGCCGAATTAGGCAAGTATGTTATTACCCTTTTTAGTGTGCCAGTCCTTGACCACTACCTCGTCAAGACTGCCGTCTGCCTGTCCTAAAACAGCACAATAATACTCGTCCGCGACGCGCGCTACGTGGTGGACATGTCTGGATTGAGCTTTGCAACCTCATCAGTTATGGCTACCCGTGTCGTCGCCCGTCTCGTCGCGTTGCTGCCCGCCGTTGTAGCTCAGCTTTCAGAGAGTCAACAAGTCCTTGTCGTAGGTCTGGCGGTAAGATTCCTTCACGGAGCATCACCGCGATCCCATAGAGCCATTCGCGATCCGGTGCCTGCAAGCCGCGCCACAGTTCGTGCAAATTCCGGGTCAGGCCAGCGGCGGGCTCCTCGTCCGCGAAAAACGCGACGAAAGCGCACAAAGCGCGGGTCACGCTGAGCGGCCAGCGATGTAATGCCCGATAGAGCGCAGCCTCGTCAGCATTGAGTTGTTTGATGCTGCTGTCCGGAGGCACGACGAGATTGGCGACGGGGACACCTGACAGCTCTGAGATCGCCTCAAGCATAGGCAAGGTCACATGCCGCTCACCCTTGACGTAGGGGGTGACCCCTGATGGCCTAAAGCCCATTCGTTCGGCCAAGGCTTTCCTAAATCCTCTGCGCTCGGCAAGTTCCCGCAAGCTGTCGCTGACGCGTTCCGAGAGGGTTTGATTATGCACCACGATCAGGGGGTTTGTGGAATAAACTACGCGGTTCGTCAACTTGCTTCACTGTCAGATAAATAGATGTTGACAACATTCATAACCCGTATTAGGCTTCACAAATCATGAAACAGAAGGCGAAAAAGCCCACCTATCGTTCCCTCCATGAATGGCTCGACCGGACTGGAACGAAGCAGCAAACGCTTGCACGTCGTGCGGGGGTGACAGACTCGGCCCTGTCCATGTTGCTTCGTGGTTCCAGGCGATGTTCGGTTGTAGTTGCCCTGAGATTGGAAGAGATCACGGGCGTGCCTGTGAAAAACTTGGTGGCGTGGCCACGAGTTCACTCAGAGCGAATTGAGGCGAAACAGCAGGCGAAAGTGGCGTAACGTGCGATCCGTAGATACGCCAATGATTCCGGGCCTTCTGATATGTCGTGCGGCGACTGAGTCTAGTAATAGATATCGGGTTGACTTTGCGCCTAGTGAACGCGTGTTTCCGGAACCGGAGGCTCGTCGAAGGAATGGTGGACCGAAACCGCTGACGAGTGCCGAGAGAGTAGCACAGTTCTGGTCGAAGGTTCAACGGCCTTCTCGGCATCGTGGTTCTTGTCGTCCCCCCCATGCGCTTCATATCAACACCGCTCTGACACTGCCAAGAGGCGCAATCGCGTCGTATGCCCGACAGCACGGCCTGTCGCCCATCACCCTCCGGCGCGGCGCCGTCGTGCGCGAACACCGAAAGGCAGCCTAGTCATGCCCGAATCTCAGACCATGTTGGCGCGTGCGCTCGCGAAAGCGCCCGCAAGACGAACGCTACATGCCACCGACGAAGAAATTGAACTGGCGCTGGCATGGCTTCAGGACCGTGTGACGCTAACGCAAGTTGTATTCGCACTATACGGTGCTGGCGAAGTTGTAAAGAGATCGTACGGCGGTAACGCGCTCTATCGCGTCGCCGTCTCTCTACGCGAAGCTCACCGACAAGGGAAGTTGAAGGTGGTGGCCTAGTCATGCGCGATCCCCATCAACCGATCCAGCTCCTTGATTGCCCATCGAAGACACCCTTGCAGGATTTCGACGCGGCGTGCCGCGTCCGCGAGCTGGATCGCGAGCTGCTGGTTCTCCATGCGCAACGACTGCTCGGCGTCTGTGATCTGACGCTGGACACTGTTGCGCGGATCGCGCTGTTGGTCGAAAGGCTCTGAGGCCATGGCCCTTACTAGAGCATTCGGCGCTATCCCGGCGGAAGTGAATCCTCTCCACCGAAGATCGGGCGAAGGGGTGAACTCAGTTTGCCTCCTCAGGCTGTTTCGGGCCGCGATAGCGAAGGCCGGGATCTCCCAAATCTATTTGGCGAGTGCGATGGGCATCGGGGAATCGCTCCTGTCGGCGCAACTGTCCGATCACGAGGAGAAGCATCTGAGTCTGCGCCGGTTGAGCCGTGTACCGGATGTGGGGTTGTGGAAAGAGTTCGCGTTGCTGCTGCTGGAGGATCTGGGCTTTACGGTGATCGTGCTCGACCAGGATCAAGCCAGTGCATTCCACCAATTGCAGGCGGCGAGTGCGAAGTTCACACAGGAGATGATTCGGTGAAAGACGACATCCCTGCGTTTTTTTACATTGTTGCGGGTGGTGTAGTTGGAGCGCTGCTAACGATTGCTAACAATCTGCGCCTCATCGCAAAGGCGATTGAAGCTCTTGCAGGCAAGTAGAATGGCCGCCCTCGCACTCTCTTATCTCCTCGCGCGCTGCCGACAGGTCGGTCATTGCTGGGTCAATGGGCATCGGCCGGTGACGCGGAAGGCCATGGGCCGCGTGTACGAGTTGGCCTGCCGTGAATGTCGGATGGTCTTCTGGCAACGCGGGCAGTTGCGGCGGAAGGCGGGAGAGCGATGAAGGCCCCGAGCATCGTCCTCGTCGGTGTTGCGCTTGTTTTCCTGGGCATGCTGGCGAGTTGGG